ATTTAGCGGTGTCCCATATTCCAGCATCCCATAAAGCCATTATGCGTTACCTTCCGTAATGGTTGCAGAAGAAATAGCCACGCTGTCGCCAGTTGTAACAGACGTACTTGATAAGTTAATATTGCTAGCTGACGTGCCAACGGTTAATCCTGATACGACCAATGTCGTACCGTCTGATTTATAGATACTTGCGTTAGCTGCTGTCCCTGTTGCGCCTGCTGTACCTGCTGTAATTGCGCTTAAGGTAAGCACTCCGCCAGAAGCCGCGCCAGCAAACGGTGTTCCGCAAACGCATTCCACTAGCTGAACTGCGCCAGAAGTATAAATTCTAAGTTTAGCGCCGTTACCAGCAAAAGTGGTAATTGCATCCGCGCGTGAATTGCGCAAGGTAGTGTTAAGTGTGACTGCCATTTATTTGACTCCTATAATTTTGCCGTTAGCGTCCCGAACAACTTGTTTTGGACGAGTTACTTGGTTGTGCATTTCAGACATTCTGTCGAGCAATGCTTGGTTTTGTTGATTTGCCATTGTCATCATTTGAGTCATGTTCATGTTAACGCTGTCGATAACATTGCCTAGTGAGCTTGACAATAATTGACTGACTTGAGGTGTTCCCGTTTCGTCAAGCTCTGTCATTGCATCCGCGTCTTTTCCTGCGTTAAGCGTTAAGACGTGTTGTTTCATGCTATTTTGAGCTTGAATCTGTGCAATAGCAATTCTAGTGTCGTTATCAAGCTGTGTTTTCCATCTATCAAACTCGAGTTTAGCTTGTTCAAGCTGATTGCTTGCTTGAAGTTTTACTTGTTCAAGCTGCATTGTCGCCTGCTCTGACTGTTGTTGTGCTTGCATCTTCATTTGGGCAATTTGCGCCTCGGCTTGTGTGCGTTGCTCGTCTTTGCTTGGTGGTTGAGGCCCTTGTGCTTTTTTAGCCGCTTGGTCAACAAACTGTTCAAGTACGCCTTCAAGTTCACGCCCTGCTTTAAATCCTCGAACACCATAAAGCAATAGCTCTCCAACTAACGGCGCTATGGCAGGGTCTTCTTTAACCGCGCCAATACCGTCTTTAATAAAGCTACTCACCGCTTGCAAAAACTCCATGCGGTTTGCTTTTTCAGTCTGTTTATCAAGCTCAACTAACGTGTCTGTCTGTATGTCAACGTTAAAGACTCTAGCAGGCTCATTTTTAAGTAACTCAATTGCCTGCTGCGCAAACTGAGCGTCAGGCGTGTTCATAATACCTGACACTTCAATTAATGTCTGTGGTTGGTATTTTGAGCAGATAATCTCTGACTTCATGCGTAGAATTTCACGCGCAAAGCGGTAAAGCCCATCTTTCATGTTGCCAAGTCGCAACGACGCGTATTGGCTCTTAATCTGCTGCGCTGTCGCTGTTTCACTCGCTACCGACGCGCCACGCATAATGTCGGAAAGCCCTGTTGTTTCGTAAATAATTTGTTTACATGATTCACGCGCTTGATAAAGCTGTTGCAGTGCTGACGCAACGTCGCCAAGTGGCATAAACTGAACCGCGCCTTGCAATCCGCCTTTTTCAACAAACGCCGCCCAGTTTTTGACAGGAACAAGCACCCCATCATTACCTTCTTTCATCAAGCGTTCAATCGCAGGCTCGTCCGCCGCGTAAATACCCATCACTTTGAGCGCTTTGGTCAAATGCTTGATTCGACCTGTTAGCTCGTCAATTTCGTCTGCTTGGTCTTGATAAAGTAAGAAATCAGCTACAGGAATCAGCGTCCCTGTTGATGTAGTGGCAAAGTAAGGCTTAGGGCAGGGGTAAAAGCTAGTCAAGCCTAGAGGGTCATCTCTGTGGTCTAGGATGACATCGTAATTATCCGCAATCCAATAAACGCATTTTTCAGCTTTGCACCAAATTTCCCAAATTTCCGCCTTTTTATCGGCTTTAGTAGTTTCTTTGTCGCCGTCTTTACGATTTGACGTGTTAGTTAACGGGACTTTCTCAAAAATGTCGCCAAAACGCTCAATCCCTTCATCTAACGTCATATAGACGCGACGCGCTACCCATGTCACCTCGTCCCATGTTCGAGCAGGTAGATGTGCAAAGTCTTGCCAGTAGACATAATCCACCGGTGTTGTTTCCGACACGACACGTTCATAGACTTCAGTCTGTGCTAACCCGTTTTCTTCATCCGGTGTGCGCTCTGCGGTATATTCACCATCACCCACTTCCGTATAATTGGTAATTTGAGGCTCAAATTCTTCAATCTTAGGTTCGTAGCGCAGCCATGCTACGCCTCTGCCCGGAAGTAGTCTGTCGTCCACCACGCAAGACAGCGTGTCGTGAAAATCAGGGTATTCTTTAATTTCAAAATCAAGAACGCGCTCTAAAATTATGCTTGCTACTCTGCCGGCGTCATTTCTATCGTCAAAGCGTCTTGAAATCTCAGGGTTGGGCGGTTTTGCGTAAATGGCAGGCTTTAGTGTCTGTACGTTAGACCAAAGAATATTAAATCGTGCGTCCGCTTGCTCTGCGTCTTTGCGCTCGTCACGGTAGCGCTTGACAATCTTCTCGCCACGCTCCGTCCACTTCTTATATTCTTCTTGGTAGCGCGATATTTCGTCGTGCCAAGGCTGTGCTGATAGTTTGTCACTCATTATATTCGTCTACCTCTACGTTTCGAGCTGTGTTCCCACAACTCCTCTAAGGACTGGTCTTCCCAGTATTTCGCTTTGGGTTTTGCCGCTGCTTCAGGGCGTTGTTCACGCCATGCAAGACACGCGTACCGGAAAGCATCAGCAAAGTGAGATGTCCAATCGTGTTTGGGTCGTTCATTAAACACCTTTTTCTCCACATTATACTCTCTTTGGTACTGTGTGAGCGCTTCCATCCCCTCTTTGCAGCTTGGGTCAAACCAACAGTTTGCTAATGATAACCTAGCGGCTTGTATCCCGTCCATAAGTGATATATTTGGGACAATTCTAGGCGACCAACCAAGCGAGCGAAATTGCTCCTCAATACTTCTGCCCGTCTGCAAAGATTTAGCCTTCGCGTCGTGCGGCAGATATAACCATTCGCCATAATCATAGCCTTTACTCTGCAAAATGTCATGGTAGTGCGCGATAGGCATTCCACTATTGCTGTAACAGTCAATAAACCTAAGCTCTTTGCCGGCCACCTGAAACCACCAAATCGCCGTGTCGTCGCTCCATCCCAAATCGATAGCCGCATACGTCTTGAGTTTGCGGTCATAGCAAGGCCTTACCCTACCCGATTGCCCCACTTCATACATTTCTCTGCCGTAAATAGCCCCCGGTATCGCCGCGTCGAAGTTGCACTCCATCTCCTGTAGCCATGCGTCCTCCGACAACTCCTTTCGCAGCGCGTCAATTTCTTCTTGATCGAGGATGCCCGAATTAGATGCGGTCAGCAGCAAGGTAAAGCAGTCCTTGTCTTGCTTGCCCGCTTCAAAGCGTTCGTAAAAGCTATTCTTACCCTTTGGCGTTCCAATAATTATCGCCCACCCTTTGCGGTCAGCCAGCGCAGGACGGATAACATACGGCCATACAGTTGACTTCCAATCGCCATACTCGTCAGCAATAATCCCGTCAAAGTAAAGACCGCGCAACCTGTCAGGATTGTCAGCACCAAATAACTGAATACGCGCCCCGTTTGGAAAATCGAGTCGTAATTCACTTTCGTTCACCTTTATGTTGGGTATGGGTTTTGTAAACGTCTTACAATAATCCCAGATTACTTGTTTTGCCTGTGAGTAGTATGGGCAGATGTAGGCATACCTACCATCTCCGCTGGCGTCTGTACAAGCACACTTTATCAATTCGTTAATACACGCTACCGACTTGCCCGCCCTTCTGTGAGCGACCACAACCGCCCATCTTTCTTTTCTCGCGTGAAGAGGCTTAAACACATCTCTTGGCTTGTAGGGGATGACAACCTTCATGACTCCCACCCTATGACAAGGCTTGCCGCTGTACCGTCCGCGTTAGTGATGCCAAACGCCACCTTATTCTGCTCCTTAGCACTTGCCCACCCGTGTACATTTTGAAGAATTGCTAATGCCGACTTTGTATCGCCCCCTAGCGCAGCTTCTTTTAGCACCCGTGCCATTTGCGCCTCTGCGTCAGCGGCGCCCTTCATCGCCATCAGCTCAACGTTTGGGTCGAGTTGGCACAACTGCCGATACTCGCTTGGAAGTAGCCCTGCCGCAAGCGCGAGCTTGTCCCCTTTTAGCCCTAGCGCAGACGCTTCGTAAATTGCGCTCAGACGCGCCTCTGTAACTTTTAATTCTCTTGGTGTATATGGAAATGATTGCATGGTCGCATGAATCCTTAGCTTGTTAAAAATTATTTATAATATATATGGAAACGGCTTTTTTGTCTGTGAATCTTTTGCGCCCTCTTTGAAAATGAACACCCCCCCCCCTATGCGTCATTTATTTGACGTTGTGTCATTTATTTGACGGTATATATGGGAAATGCAAATAGTATAGGAAAAATGCAAACGTTGGAGATAATGCCCCCGCCAGTCGTCTTGTCAAGTCCTCCCCGCCTGCGCTTTTTTTCTCAAAAGACGCCCCCCCTATCGCTGGAAGCCACGAAATACGCGGGTTGCAAGGGATTAAGGTTAAGTGTCAATTATTTGACGTTATTGTATGTCATTGATTTATAAGGCTTGCAAGGGTAAGCGTCAATATATTGACACTAGTGCTACCCTTGCTGTCTGCTGTCTGCTGTCTGCTGTCTGCTGTCTGCATTACTAGTGTAGGTAGCTGTAAGCATCTGTAGTCAATCAAAGCATTGCCGATTGACTACGCCTGCGCCCAGTGTTGGCGTGGGTTTGCGCGATTGTGGTCAGTTGTGGGTAATACTTCTTC